TCAATGGAATTTGAAAATGGCAGTAGGATAGTAAGTGCTACTACAACAGGTAACACAGGAAGAGGTATGTCGATATCTTTACTATACTGTGATGAGTTTGCATTTGTTAATCCAAGTATTGCAGATGAATTTTGGACTTCGATATCTCCTACACTAGCAACAGGTGGTCGTGCAATTATTACAAGCACACCTAACTCTGATGAAGATACGTTTGCTATCATATGGAAAGAATCACAAAACAAGTTTGACGAGAATGGTAACGAAAGCGATATAGGTGCTAACGGGTTTCATGGCTTTACTGCGAAATGGGACGAACATCCTGATAGAGATGACGAATGGGCTAAGACGGAAGTTGGTCGTATTGGAGAAGAAAGATTTAGACGTGAGTATGGTTGTGAATTCTTAGTTTATGACGAAACACTAATTAACAGTATTAAGTTATCAAGTTTAGAAGGCATAGATCCTGTGATGAATATGGGACAAACACGTTGGTACGGAAAGCCAAATGGAACTAACACGTATGTTGTTGCATTAGATCCTGCTATGGGAACGGGTGGAGACTTTGCCGCGATACAGGTGTTTGAATTACCCACATATAAACAAATAGCAGAGTGGCGACACAACACTACACCAATACCTGCACAGATAAGAATACTAAAAGATATTTGTAACTACATAAAAGAATGCTGTCAAAATGATGGACAAAACATTTACTGGTCAGTTGAAAACAACAGCATAGGTGAAGGTGCTCTAATTGTTATTAGAGATATGGGAGAAGAGAATATACCAGGTATGTGTGTATCAGAACCTATTAGAAAAGGTCATGTACGTAAGTTTAGAAAAGGATTTAATACAACTCACAGCACTAAAATAAGTGCTTGTACTAGATTAAAGAACATGGTTGAAAATGACAAGCTATCTATACACAGCAAAGTATTAATAACAGAGCTTAAGGCTTTTGTTGCTAGTGGTAGTAGTTTCAAAGCTAAACCAGGAGAAACAGACGATCTAGTAAGTGCTTGTTTACTGAGTATGCGTATTATGGCAGTACTTAAAGACTGGGATCCTAGAGTGTATGAAACCTTCAATCAAGCGGATACAGGCGAGGACGCTACACCGCCCATGCCTATATTTGTTTCCACAAACATAAGATAAATAGTTATATGAGCAATATGGACAATATATCAGAACAGCTATTTGCTAAAATTAGAGGCAGATTTCCATCAGTTACAATAGGCGACGAGAATGGTACTGTAACAGATGAGCCTAAATTAGCACGTTATTTTGACTTTGACTACAAAGTAGGAGAAGATTCATTAGGCAAAGTAAGTGTGTCACTAACAGAGAAAGAAGTTGCTGTAACATACAACAACACTTTCGTTGCAGAACAACCAGATAGCATCAAAGGACAATGGTACGATTTTTTAAAAGAACTAAGATCGTTTTCCAAAAGAAATATGCTTAACTTTGATACACGTGATATAACAAAAAGTAATCTAGATAAAAGAGATTACTCACACTTAACTAAAACTGCCGGAGATAATCAAATGAGTGAAAGTAAAATGTACGGCACTAGTAGAACAAGTTACGAAGATGTAGACAAAGCTAGGCTAGTACTAAAACATACACAACCAGTGAACCAAGAAGTTCCTGGAGCAAGAACACAACACGTACACAGCATTTACATTGAAAGTGAAGCTGGAGAAAGATTTAAATATCCATTTAGACATTTAAATGGTGCAAGAGCTTTAGCAAGACACGTAAGCGAAGGCGGAAACTTATACGATGACTTTGGTAAACATATCGTTTCACTCAGCGAAGAATTATCAAAGCTACGTCAATTTAAAACTTACATGAATCGTTCAGCTGTAATGGCAGAAGGCTTGAAAGGTTACATGGATCTAGTTAATGAAAGACTTGATACAATTAAAACTGAAGTAATGAAATTACAACGTGCAGGTCATTACGCAGAAGCTATCAAAGACTTTAGTCCAGTGGTAATGGAAGAAGTTCCAGAAGAATTACAAAACAGTTGGATTGATGAATTAACTATTAGAACTTTTAACGAAGAACTAAAAAGTGTGTTCCCATACATTAATAAATTAGTAAGTGAAAAGAATAAGATACAAGAAGTAGGTCCAAGTGATATGGGCATGAACAAATACGGTTTGTCAGCAGTACACAAGGACGGAAAGTTTTATTCTTATAGAGATGGAAAACAAACAGGTGGACCATTTGATTCAATGGAAGAACTTGCTAAACATCAAAAAGAATTAATACAAGACGAAGCTAGTGGACACGAAGGTGGACAAGAAGCACACGCACACAGAATAGACATCGAAGGTGACTACGATGAAGACAGAGGCATTTCTGAAAAAGATTGTGAAGAAATGGAATATGCCTGTTCTAAGGCTGGCATCGATTGTAAATGTGAGCCAGATGAAATGAGTCAGGGTGGAGTTATTGTACACACAATGGCACCACGTGATGCAGTAATAGATGCTTTGGACAAAGAAGGTTATACTGTTAATGAGAACGGTGAACTTCATCCAGAAGCAGAATTCGAAAACGAATTATCCATGATAGTGGGAGAAACAGAAGATGCTTTAATTAACGGCGAAGGCAAAGACCAAGAAGCCGCGATTAAAAAACTTAATGGCTTGATGGCACAGCATTTCCCGGCTGGTGTTAACGGTAACAATGCTGTTCAAAGTTTAAAGGGCATCATAGATGACCCGATGCTACTCGATATGTTTAAGAAAGTAGGAACTAAAGATGCAGACCAGTGCATAAGACCATTAGTAGTAAAATACGTAAAAGCAAAAGCACCAAGCATTATGTCAAAAATTGATACAGGTGACTTGGAGCAAGAACCTACAGAAGATATTAAAGACAAAGAAGATTATCAGGCTAAGAAAAAAGCTATCCAAGATATCCAAATGGATCCAAATACGCACAAAGACGAAAAACTTAAAAAAGAAGTTATGCGTAAAAAAGCAGAATTGGATTCAGAAGCAAAAGAAAAAGGCTACAAGGAAGATGATGACACTATTGATGTTAAAATGAATCCAGACGGTAGCATTGAAAAAGACGACAAAGCGATGAACCAGGAAGATGACAAATCACCAGGTGAGAAGTTAGAAGAGCTAGTCAAATCACATTATGACTATACTACTAACTCATTTCCAAAAGGTGAAACTGCCATTGTAACTGCTTGTGAAAAAGAATTTGGTGACAAAGCAATACCATTTGCAGTTAAGATGATCGAAAGACTCAAGGACGGTAAAGATCGCGAGATGGAAAGAATTAAACACCTAGCAGGTGTATAAGAATTTATAAAGTCACTTTTTTGGCAAACAAAGACTTGACTTTATAAGTATATTAGTGTAGTATATAAAACTGTGCTACACTATTAAGGCGCAAACAAGCAACGAAGGCTTAACAAATTATAGGAGGCTTATATTATGGCTACATTAGCAGAAATTCGTGCAAAACTAAAAGAACAGGAAACCCGCTCATCGGGAACTTCCACAGGCGGCGACAACGCCATTTACCCATTTTGGAACTTGAAGGAAGGCGAGACATCAACTGTCCGTTTCTTACCTGATGGTGATGAAAATAATACATTTTTCTGGCAAGAACGTTTGATGATCAAACTTCCATTTGCTGGAATCAAAGGTGAGACAGACTCTCGCCCTGTACAGGTACAAGTACCTTGTATGGAAATGTATGGGGAAACTTGCCCAGTACTTTCAGAAGTACGTGGTTGGTTTAAAGACAAAAACTTAGAAGACATGGGACGTAAGTATTGGAAAAAACGTTCATATGTATTCCAAGGCTTTGTTACAGACAATCCTTTAAAAGAGGATTCAACTCCAGCAAATCCAATTCGTAGATTTATTATTGGTCCACAAATTTTCCAAATTATTAAAGGAGCATTGATGGATCCAGATATGAACGAGTTGCCTACAGATTATACCGCAGGTGTAGACTTTAGGATTGCTAAAACATCAAAAGGTGGTTATGCAGACTACTCAACATCAAACTGGGCTCGTAGAGAGAGACCATTAGATGAGTCAGAGTACAAAGCTATTGAAGATAGCGGTTTGTTTAACTTGAGCGATTACTTACCTAAGAAACCTTCAGAGGTTGAAGTAGGTGTAATTAAAAAGATGTTTGAAGCATCGGTTGACGGTGAAGCATACGACATGGAACAGTTTGGTCAATACTTTAGACCAGCAGGTGTAAGTGCAAGAACAGGTGATCCTGTAAAAGCATCTACTCCAACTCCTGCTCCAGCGGCGGCTCCAGTTACTGAAACTGCTCCGGCAGAAGCAGTAGCACCAACAACTACTGAGTCAACAACTGCTCCAGCAGATAACAATAAAGCGGAAGACATTCTTGCAATGATCCGCAATAGACAACAGTAATATTATAGGGGTGTGTGTAATGCACACCCCATATATTGGATTAAGGAGATACAATGGCTAACAGAGCATTTGACGTTTCTAAGTTTCGAAAAAACTTAACGAAATCTATTACAGGTATGAGTGCAGGATTTAATGATCCGACTGATTGGGTTTCGACAGGTAACTATGCACTCAATTATCTTATTAGTGGCGACTTTAACAAAGGTGTGCCAATGGGTAAGGTAACAGTATTTGCAGGCGAAAGTGGTGCAGGTAAATCATATATTTGTGCAGGTAACATTGTAAAACACGCACAGGATCAAGGTATCTTTGTTGTTCTTATTGACTCAGAGAATGCACTTGATGAAAGTTGGTTACACGCATTAGACGTAGATACATCAGAAGAAAAACTACTTAAACTTAATATGTCAATGATTGATGACGTAGCTAAAACTATTTCAACATTTATGACAGACTATAAGGCAATGCCAGAAGAAGAAAGACCAAAGGTATTGTTTGTTATTGATAGTTTGGGTATGTTGCTAACTCCTACAGACGTAGATCAGTTTAACAAAGGTGATATGAAGGGTGATATGGGTAGAAAACCTAAGGCACTTACATCACTTGTAAGAAATACAGTAAACATGATTGGTTCGCACAACGTAGGACTAGTATGTACTAACCATACTTATGCTTCGCAAGATATGTTTGATCCAGATGATAAGATCAGCGGTGGTCAAGGATTTATCTATGCAAGTTCAATAGTTGTAGCAATGAAGAAGCTAAAGCTAAAAGAAGATGAAGATGGTAAGAAAGTAACAGATGTACGTGGTATTAGAGCGGGTTGTAAAGTTATGAAAACTAGATATGCAAAACCGTTTGAAGGCGTACAAGTTAAGATTCCTTATGAAACAGGTATGAATCCTTACAGTGGATTAGTAGACTTGTTTGAGAAAAAAGGACTGTTAACTCAACAAGGTAATAGACTTAAATACGTGGACAGTACTGGTAAAGAAAATTTAGAATATCGAAAAGACTGGGATGGTACGAAGTTAGAGATAATTATGAATGACTTCGATAAGTTATCCACAGAGCCGGAAACTGTTGAAGAGGAAACTATTAACCCTGAGGAGTAGACTTTATGGACGGTACACAGATAGTAGAGACTTGGCAAGTATTTAAAGAGTATTTGGACAAAAAGCATATTGAAACTGTAGCAGAAAAGTTTGTAGATTTATGTGCAGACTTTGGTACAGAAGATGAAGCATTTAGAGATGCTTTAGGTTCAGATCATGACTTAGATAAAGCTATTGGATATTATTTGGAAGAAGATGTAGATGACTTAGATGACAACTACAATGATATTGACGAGGATTATTAATGGGTTGGTATTCTGATATTGCTAAAGACGTAGGTAATATACCTAAGGCTATACAATACTTTGAAGACGAATTGATTGAAGCAAAAGGTCAAATTCGTATAAAAGGTAACGTAGAAAAGGCCGCGGCAGAGATGCCTGGTATAGTTGAACAACGTTTCAATCAACTACAAGAGCTTGAAGCGATATTAGAATATCTCAACATTGAACTTCGCAGATTACGTAGTAGTTTTTTTAAGAAGTATTTAGAGAATTATGCGAGAGCATTATCAAGCAGAGACGTTGAAAAATATGTAGACGGCGAAGCTGATGTTGTTGATTATGAAAAAATAATTAACGAGTTTGCACTAATGCGTAATAAATGGTTAGGCGTAACAAAGGCACTAGATCAAAAACAATGGCAACTTACTAACATTGTGAAGTTAAGGGTTGCAGGAATGGAAGACGCAAGTCTGTA